TATATCTTTTCCTTTATCTTCCAATATTTTTAATAATTTTTCTATATTATTTGCTAATAAATATGTGTGTGTTTTCTTTCCTTTTATTTCCAATTTTTGTGTTTTTATACCATAAATCGCAAGCTTATCAGTTTCTGATGTAATATGAATATGTCTTGAAATATAATTACCTCCTTCATTTGTAACACTAAAAAATAATGTTACATGTATTGGTAGTTCGACCCATTTTCTACCACCCCATATATTTCCTCTTCTATCTTTGGGAATATGTAAGCTTCCCCAGCGTGTTTCCAAATTTTCCCAATCTGCCCAACGTGTATCTTCTTCTATACTAAAATAAAAGTTTATAATTATTTTATCATTCTCAGTATATTTAATAAATGGTCTAATTACAAATGACTTATTACCCTCTTTAATTTTAACACTATAATATAAATTATTAACCATTACGAAATTATGTTTATGTTCGAGAGATAACTGAATGCTGATTTTATCAATAGGTTCGTAACTTAGTTTTTCACGACCATGACCAGGATCAATACCACGTTCAGGATCACGTCCACTTCTATGATCACGACTACGTCCACGTTCAGGTTCACGTACATGATCAGGTACACGACCAGGATCACGATCACGACTACGATCACTAATAGGGGCACGACCAGGTTCATGATCTCTACCACGAACAATACCACGATCATGCTCACGACCACGATCAATAAATATACTTCGTTTTACACCCTTATCACTATCCCTACAAAAACCTTGTATTTCTTCACTATCATCTTTACAAAAAACCCCACCACCTTTTCCATGCCATTTCTTATTATCAGAAATAAAATATATCTTCGCATTCTTTTTAAATGTTTTTAATAGAAGATCTCTTATTTTCTTATCCTTTATCTTGCTAACATTATTAATAACACTTATTTTCTTGTTTATTTTTACCATTCTACCTGCTTTATTAGCATCTTTTACAGCTTTAACATGTTCCTTTATATATGTACTTAATTTTACAAACTCACCCTTACATTTAATATATTTTGTTTTACCTAAAAGTTGTTTATCTTGCTTTCCTACTTTTTTTTTCATTTTACCATAGATATTTCGCAGTCTTCCAAGAACATCCTCTTTTCCTAAAACTTTAAATTCCTTATCCATTCTAATCTATGTTTATAATATAATAGTCCTTTTCTAATATAAAATAATAAAAAATAAATAAATTACTTAATATACATCATATATCTCTATACCTTCATCGCTTACTTACGCATCCTATCACGAATTGCGACAAGGTTTAAATCACAAACACGATAATATTCCTTCTTTTTATTCGATAGAACCCTTTCTACAATATAAGGCAATCGTCCTTCTTCAAGTTCCTGTAAAGCTATATTACGAAGCTCCATATTACTATTAATTACTAATTGACCCCCTTCAATATTAACAAATGGAATTGCTCCTGATGCTAACTGTTGCGTTCGCATTCCCATAATCTTGTCAAACTCATATATTGTCATAATAGGTTTTGATATTTTATCCTCCTTGTTTAGTAATTCATTAATCTTACTTACATCTTCGATATTTGCTGTCTTATATATAAGTGTCATTATGCTTAATGCTCCTTAATATCTATTATATTACTATCATTTTTTATTTTTATATCCATATCCCTTAGTAAATACTATTGATTTGGATTAACCTGCTTCCATGTTTTTCCACAATTATCACATACATATAGATACTTCATATTCTTCGAATCATATTTAATATATATGATTTGTTTATTAGCATTCTCTTGAACACACTTATCATTACTACAAGAAATATGAGGATCATTAATGCGACGTAAAGTAGGGTCAAAGCGTAGATATTTATTTACATGCTGATTATAAAGTAAATCATCTTCACTATAAATAGTCTTTGATATCTTGATAGCACATTTAGTATTTGTCTCAACCTTTTCAAACTCACAGTGCTTACAATATTTAACTAACATATTTTCATCATTAGTCTTGACATATAGCATGTTATCGCAAATTTCACAAAACTCCATTTTATTATAGTTATAAGAAAATAATAAGGTTTATATAATCATTTTTTATTATAATTATAAAAATTAGTAAAAAGTCTAACTAAAATATCTTCCATAAGAAACATTTCAATACTGGGTACCTTTTAGCAACCCCAAGAGGAAAACATCTGTCAGGATTTGTTCTCATATCTCTTATTAAAAGATGCTTGGTTGTCCTCATATCATATATTCCCTCAGCTAAATCATATATATTGATAAAAACCTTCTTTTTAAATAATTTTCGTGCTTTTGTTAGCGATGGTTGCGGATCTTCATTAAATATAATTAGTAAGTCATTCAATAATTCGAGGCTGTTCAATATATTCGCTATATTACTCGCAATTATTTCTCGTTCATTCACTATATCATCTATTAAATTATTGATAATATATTCATCAATAATACCCCTTAATTTATCGTATTCTTGTCTATTTATCAATCCAAAAAATTTCTTATATCTCTTCTTACCAAACCCCCTATTTTTTAACTCAGTATTTAATTCATTCACAAGATATTCATAGTGTGTAGTCATATAACCTCCCGCAATAATAATATATCTTAATATATCTATTGTATCCATTATTCTTTATACCCAGACTGAAAGCATCTCAGTATTATTAATAGTTTTTATTTCTACCAAATTATCACATTCATCTTGTGTAGGTGCTTCAAGCTTCTTGTAATATACTCGCATAGCAACAGCAGGTACATGGGTATCTTGATTTTTATTCTTGTAAATTCGATAATTATCTAAAAATTCTACGACTGGCATAGGGAAATTCATCCATACAATAGTTACTGAATATGAGGCTTTCTTTGCGGCAGTTATCCATTTTGCCCTAATTTCTTTTGTAGGATTCGTATTATCAATCACAATATTTTGCCCATCACGTATTCCATTATCGAATGCTTTCTGAATAATTTTATCAACTTTCATAATATCTTTATTAATACGAAGAAATCCCTTTCTTTCAAGATCCTGTGAATAATAAGACTTTCCGCTTGCTGGCGAACCTACCATGATAACAAGATGTTTTAAAGAAGATTTAAATGTTGGCAAGCTTTGAGCAGACTTTGCCATCCATTCTGTTAAAGGATGTTCCATATCTTCTTTCTTTGCGAACTCTTTATTTGGGGTTCCTAAGAAGAACAGATCTGTATGTTGAAACTTAATATTTATATTTCTCGCAAAATATAGGTCAGCAATACTATCTCCTAAAAATACACTTGACGGATCAATATTACTTCTATCTTTGAAGATATATTCGATTAACACTTCCAATAAACCAAGTTGAGGCTTTCTGTAATATAAATCACTATGTCCCGATATAAACACAAAGGGTAGTTGTAAGTCATCATATATCATCTTAGTCTTTGCTTTAATTTCTTCGCTTGTCATCTTCTTTTGATTTGATACAATAACTATCTCATAACCCATATTATACATATCTTTTAACTTAGGAACTATAGCTTCATTTTTCCATTTCCAATCATCAAGAGATTTAGGAAATACATGTTTTCCTTTAGGAGTTATAAGAGTATGATCAAGATCCGCAAATATAACTTTAATACCACCATTTCCTTTTGTAGGTCTAAAATGATTTTCAAAAGTTATAAGTGTATAGCGATTTTCATTATCATTAGTATGCTCTTTAAATATATGTAATATCTCTTTAGATTCAGATTTAGGAGCTGCCTTAGGAACTTTAGGAACTTTAGGAGCTTTTGGTTCTTTAGGAGCTTTTGGTTCTTTAGGAACTTTAGGAGCTTTTGGTTCTTTAGGAACTTTTGGTTCTTTCGGTTTCTTTACTTTATCTTTAGGTGGCGATTGTTTAGGAGACGATTGTTTCGGAGTATCATCTTTCGACGGTGTTTGCTTAGATGGCGAAAGCATCCTATCAAATATATTGTTGTCTCTAAGTATTATAGGAATGCCTAAGCTTTTTGCTAATTCAGTTTTATTATTATTATCATTCATATCAGCAACAAGAAGATAATCTGTATTTTTGCTAACAGTAGTTTTTATAAAACCACCCATCCTTGTAATATAAGCCTCTAAAGTCTTGTCTCTAAATCCAGTAAATACAAAGGATTTGCCTAATATATTTGTGTCAATAATAGTAGGAGTAGCAGCACCCTTATCACTCTTTGCTTGTCCTTTACATTTAATTCCTAAATTATCATAGAAATCATAAAACTTTGGCAGATTATTTAAAAATAATTTAGCTGATGTTTCCGCAATCCCATCAACACCAATCAAATCGTTGGCATTAAGTTGTGCTGTCATCTCTCTACTCTTTTTATCATGCTCGAGTATATAAGGAAACTTATCAGTAATTAATTTTATTTTTTTATAACTGAATCCACGTCCCATAATATTAGAAGCATCCATTAAGATTAAGCAATCTATCTCCTTTATTTCCGCAAGGGCATTAATAATATTTGTGGCAGTCTTTTCTTTAAATCCTTCAACCTTTAATAGGTCTTCTTTAGTTATGTTAGTAATCTTCTTAATATCATCAAAACCCGCATCATATATTTTAGCTATATTACCAGGACCCATATTTTCAATACTCGCAGTCTTCATAAAATACAATAGATTTTTAAGATCATAATCTCGGTTCTTATCTCCTTCCACGCTAATCCTAATTATATCTACATGTGTATCATTCCATTTATAATTAACACCTTCTACTCCAGGCATACTCGGAGTTCCATTAGCAGATGATGTAAGAACATTATGTATATGAGGGATTACATTACCAGAACGAATAATAATGATGCGTGAACCGGGACCAACTACATTCTTTACTATATATGCTCCATTAAAACCGGTAGCCTGTTTAATCTTTACTCCATCTAAATCAATTTCATTAAACATTACTATAGGTTTCATATACATATCCTTTGATACATTCCATTCAACCTTGGTAACGTTAACTTCAACTTGTTCGAGTGTATGTATAGATTTAAAAGCAAAAGAATGCTCTGGGTTTTTATCCTTAACAATCTCATGATATTGACTGAGATCTTCTATAACGATACCGTCTATAACATACTCGCTTTCAATACGACGTGTCTCAAGAATATTTGAAAGGGTTGTTAAGTTTAATACTTGTAAAACTTTGTTATTAACTACTTTGAATGCCTTTTCTGAAAGTATAGGCAATCCGTCTTTCAGTTTAGGATAAACTAAGGAGTATGCTACAAAATCTACTTTGGACAATATATCTTTATTTAGAATATCACTATTTATAGCTCCTGATACAGTATTTCGAGGGTTTGCTCCTTGCTTTCCCAAAGTGCCTAATAAATCCCAATTACTCTTTGAAATAATTAATTCGCCACGGACAGCAAGTTCGGTATTTTGAAGTCCTTGTACATCTATCTGTTCACCAGTAATCTTTGGTATCTCATTAACATATTCTAATAAATGTGTTATATCCTGTCCTTCTGTACCGTTCCCACGAGTATACATTTTTATATTATTAGGTGTATATATTATCATACAACTAACACCGTCTAATTTATCACTTACTCCATAAGGTCCCACGTATTTTGCTTTGTATTTTGTGATTTCTTCTTCGCTATCTTTAATTTTGTTTTGTGAACCCATATAATACGGAAGAACTACCTTATTCTTAACATCGGCACCTACACGTTTGAAATACTTATCCTTAGGATATTTAGTTCGCACATGATCCTTAATTATATCATAGATGTCATCTTTAATCAAGTCATCGTCATTATTAAAAAACGCATCATCTGCTTTCATAAGAAAGGCAATTATATCCTGCTTCTTATTTTTTTTAATAAATCCAATAGGGTCATTATTGATATCCTCGATTTTATATTCCATTTTATATATATTGATATTATAATTTATATATCATTTTTATGAAAAAATATATAAAAATAAGTTATGTATCCACAATTATATATAAATATGCTAAAAAAACTAACTCAATTCTACTATTTTTATGAGACAGATGTTGTAAAAAACTCTACAGATAAACTAAACTATACAACAAGCAATTTTGTAGAGATCGATTAATATTATAATTAGCATTTCTCATACTACATATATTATTTTTTAGAATTCTTTAGAACACAACTATTATTTTCATAGTCGTTAGGCATAAAAGAATGTAATGCTCCATCATCATCTTTGAATGATTCACGTTGTAATCTCTTACTATATTTAAAGTTCACTTTGGTAATCCTATTGCTATCATACAAAGACAGAATGATTGTTTGTAAAGGAGCGTCGCCCCACCTACAGTAATATATATAACCTTGTTCATCTATTTTTTTAACAATATCTTGTATCTCTGGTTTATTCCAAGTATCAACACTAATAATATTGAAATTATTATAATACATGAAGGGCATACTTAGTTCTACAGTTTCATCAGTATACTCTTTGTCATGTAGACTTTTATAAAGTTTCTTGAAATTGTTAAAGTATCCATTATCATTCGTTAGCTTATGATCCATAAATAATTCATTAATTTTATTGAGTTTGGATTGATTATCTTGATTATCTTGATTTACTTGATCTTGATAATATTTAACAAAGAAGTCTTTCATTCCATAATTACAAAGGCTACAGTCAAGATGGATTATATTAGACAAATAAATATAATCCTTATCTCTCATTAGTTCAAACAGGTCATATTTTATGGGTTCCTCTATAATACTATCATCATCTATGCGCATTACATATTCATAATCTGTAGTGTATTTAGAAAAGTTTTTAAGCCAAAAATTACACATAGAACGATATTTTTGATTACGCCAATAGGGGACAATACGGAGATCAATAATACTATCCATCTTCTCTTTGTCAATATGTGATGGTATAGTAAAGTCTTCTTCGTCAATCTGCTTGAATGTTAATAAACTTCGGCATTCGCTTCGTATACCTGCTATAATATCATTCTTCGCATCCTCAGTATAATCCCCTTCATGAAGTATAATAACCGGATATTTGTATTTGGCATTAAAGTTTTTAAAAAGAAAATATAGACTTGTTTTCAAATATACCTTCCTCTCAATTGTGTTTTGTGTTAAGATAAAAATAGCTGCTTTAATCATCATTATATGGTTATGTAGTTATATAGTAATGAATATGCTTTTTAGTTTTATATAATATAATGATGATTTTATAAATATTTTATTATTTATTTTATTATTTTATAATTTATTATAATTTCTTAATATCTGAGATTTCTTCTTTTTCTGTCAAAATATTAACTTCAGTATCTGTAACCTCCTTCATCGCCAAAGCAGGAGGTATCTCTATTTCTATATTACTATACTTATTAGCCTTCTTGTCAATCGCTGATACCTCTTCATCTTTATTATGAATGCCATATAATTTATATTTATTGTATAGTTTGAAGGTTTTCAAATCTGTATCACTAATCGCTTCATTAAAGTAAGCAAAACTATATAACACCATCTCGCAAGTTTTATTTTTATTAATAACAAAGGGTTCTTTACCTATCTTAATCGATTTATCACTATTCCTTTTAAATTCATATTTAGTATTATTCAAATGAAAGACAACGTCTTCTTTGTTCATTATTAACCCAAAGAATGTAATGTCTCGCTTTAATGTCTCCATATTAATATCATTAATATTATATACGCTGTCATCTATTATTATTTCTATCGTATATAACTTCTCAAAGTATGAAAGCTTATATGACTTCTGTTCTTTAGCTTTATTTGATAATATATCATGATTTTCATAATAATGGAAATTATTTAGCAAGTTAATACTCTTATTTATGTCATTCTTATCATATGCCCCATTCAGATCGCTATTATCATTAATGTCATTATTAACATTATAGTAGTTGTTGTTATTATACTCGTTATCCTTAATATTAATAACTATGTTTTTGTTATCAACACCATAAATTATAAATAGATTGTTATTATTACTATGAAACTTTTTATGCGAGAACATAAACAATATTGAGAATTTACTAATCTCTTTCTCTCTTTCATACATTATAACATTAGGTGGTCCACGAATACTAACATTATGTATATTGTATCCATTAACAAACGGGTTCATATTATTAAACTCTTTAACAAAACCATTACTACTTAACTTCAAGCTAATATTATTATTATATTTATTATTATCAGTCATCCAATCTAACTTATTGATATTATCATTATTGTAAGATGATACCAATACTCTCATCTCACGCTTTTTTAATAATTTATTAAAATTATAATTATCTATAATTTCTGTATTTGTTAATACAGATGCTACAGGGTCATCATTCTTAGCTGGCGCTACCTCTTTTAGACTTGGTGGAGGAACAACAGCAACCTTAACTATTTCTGACTCTCCAAATTTTTTGTCTTCGCCTATTTTATTTGTGTCATTTCCAAAGTATTCCTTAGTATTTTTAAATAGTGTTCGAATGTCCCCTTTGTCTGATATAATAATTAGTAATATATAGATGCCAAGGAGAAACCCTATAATATATAATAAATAATTAATCATTATCAATCTCTTAATATAATAATTTATAAAAAAAATATATAAGAAATAATATTCATATATAAGATAGGCAAGTAATGAATAAGGATAAGTTGAATGATTTAAATAGTATTGACATTATGTCATTTCTAAATAGTATGCAGAGTATGCATGGCTTACCGCAAGGCATGAAGAGTGTTTCAAAACCTAAAAAGAGCAAGAAATCGACAAGATGTACTATTAAAGAAGAGGACAACGTATATATCAAAGAATGTACCGAAGAAGGCGATGAAACTGAGGCAGGTACCGATGATACCACTAAGGATACAAAGAAAACTAAAAAAGGTGATGGCGTTATCAAGAATGTTGAAAAAATTAAGGAGGAGGATGAAGAAGAAGACGAAGAAGATGAAGAAGACGAAGACGAGGAGGATAAAGAAGATGAAGAAGATGAAGAAGATGAAGAAGATGAGGATGATGAAGAAGATGAAGACGATGAAGATGAGGATGACGAGGATGAAGACGAGGATGAGGATGATGCTTGTAATGTTGGAATGAACTCTGAAGATCTGTATAATATTTTCAATAATTTCTTCACAGATGAATATGGTGTTTCTATTGCTACGTCATTATCAAATATCGCATTCGAACTTAATAAACTAAATAAAAATCTCAAATCTAAAAAATAAATATATATATATACACCTTTGGACATTTAAAATGCCGATTTTAGTCTTTGTAATTCTTGTATTTTCTTACCTTATTTTTCTTAATATAATCTTTTTGTCTATTATATGTTTCATTTAATATTCTCTTATAATAATCTTCTGGTATAATTTATATAACCTCTTTAATATTATTATTTAAGTCTTCATAATATAACCCTTGCTTCTTTTGTAATTTAGATTTTAGAAGACTAAAAAACATTTCTATACTATTTGTATAATGTTGATATGGAACTGAATAAATCAATTTATTATTCTTGTTTATTAATTATTTAACTCTTATGTTTCTATGGGAACTCGCATTATCTAAAATGATAACCTTGTTTTTATATTTATTTGTAATAAACTTTTCTAAAAATACTAATAATCTATCACCATCTATACCACCCTTATTATATAATTCATAACATTCTACACCATTTATAGAAATAGCAAAAATACCAGTATATTTTTTGAAAACTTCTTGTGAATTAGTTTTAACTACACATCGTTTACCTACTTCATTATAACAATAATGTATTAATTGTAAAGAATTAATACTTATTAATACTTGTCTCGTCTATTATGTTTAGTCATTATAAAATTATTTAAAGGTATATTATATTATATTATAATGATAAGATAATATGACTGATATAGTTAATATTGATATGTATAATAATTTAGTGATTGAAAATGAATTATTAAAGAAAAAAAATATAGAATTAGAAGAAAAATTAAAAACATATACCAATACAGAAAGGAATAAAAGGTATTATGAAAAAAATAGTGAAAAGGTAAAGGAGAAGGCAAAGAACTATATGGAGAGAATGAAAACAGATAACCCAGAAAAACTAAAAGAATGGCGACATAATGCTTATATGAATAGAAAGAATAAGTTGATGGAACAGAGTTAATAATTTTATATCTCTTGTTTTACACCCTTACTATTATATACATATAATTCAAATAAATATCCAGCATCAATACATGCTTGTTTAGTCAAATTAATTTTTTCTTTTGCAATATCATGTGTATATATTGATTTAACTTCGTATATAGTATTTATTTTTGGTATATATATATCACAATAGTATCTATGTTGTTTGTTATTTTTTTCATACCATATTACGGGAACTTCTGACCTTTTTGTTATTATATTCTCGTATGTATATCCGACATCAACAAGACTTTTAAGTAAGAATGGTTCGTATCCTTGAACTTGTATGCTATTACCACACGGAAATTTAAATTCTTTGATATTATAAGCATTTTGTAATTGATATTCGGCAACTTCACCAAATTGCATAGGATATTCAACACCATAATGTAAAATGGATGTATCTATTTTCCTTATTTTTATAATTTCTGATTGCGATGGGTTTTCAACACCATAATTTTTCATACAGGTTTGTTTGAATTTATCTTTGAACTCTTGTGATTGTGATATGTGTTCTACACCATAATTTAACAAATATGTGTTTTTAGATTTATCTCTAACTTCTTGGGATTGCATAGGATATTCATTTCCATTATTTAGCAAACAAGTATGCTTTGATTTATCTCTTATTTCTTTGAATTGCATAGGATATTCAACACCATATTTATCTAAACAGGTTTGTTTAAATTTATCTTTAAACTCTTGTGTTTGCGATGGATGTTGTACGCCATATTTATCTAGACAAGTTTGTTTAAACTTATCTTTAAACTCTTGTGTTTGTGATATGTGTTCTACACCATATTTATCTATACAGGTTTGTTTAACCATATCTTTAAACTCTTGTGTTTGTGATATGTGTTCTACACCATATTTATCTAGACAAGTCTGTTTAGATTTTTCTCTAACTTCTTGGGATTGTGTAGGATATTCTACTCCATAATTTTCCAAACAAGTCTGTTTAGATTTTTCTCTTACTTCTTGAGATTGCATAGGATATTCAACACCATTATTATTTAGAGAAGTTTCTATTTTCTGGTTTTTTATTTCTTGTGATTGTGAAGGATTTTTAACACCATAATTTTTCATACAGGTTGTTTCCTTCTTTCTCTTAATATCTACTGATTGTGAATTGTGTTCGACCCCATATCTTTCAATACAGGTTTGTTTAGATTTTTCTCTTACTTCTTGAGATTGAAGTGGATTTTCAACACCATATCTATCTAAACAGGTTTGTTTAAATTTATCTTTAAACTCTTGTGATTGTGAAGCATTTTCTACTCCATATTTTTCAATACAGGTTTGTTTAGATTTATCCTTAACTTCTTGTGATTGAAATGAATACGGAACTCCATATTTTTCAATACAGGTTTGTTTAGATTTATCCTTAACTTCTTGTGATTGCTGTGGATTTTCTACCCCATATCTTTTAATACAGGTTTGTTTAACCTTTTCATATCTTTTATTTTTGGTACATATTTTACAAAAGGCGCCACTACCTTCATATAACAATCTAAATGTCTTACTATACTCAATCCCACAATTACATATAAAATCAACCTTTGTATCCCTATTATATTTTTCTATTTTATCAAAATCTATAATACACTTGTCTCTATCACAAACCTCTTGTAATAAATCCTTATCATAACATATTTTCGTCATTATAATCTAATATTATACTATTAATATTGTTATATATCATTTATTTAAATATTCAGTATAAAACTATTTAAAGATAATGTATATACTATATATAGATAATGTAAATGTCTAAAACGAAGAGCGATAAATGTGATGACCTTAAAAAGTTTGACTATATGAAAACTATTAAAAATAACATCAATAATGTTCTTAAAGATAAAGCAGTCTTACCTATCATTAATGATTTAGTCATTCGAACTAATAAGATTGTTATTCATTCATGTAATTTTATTAAATTATATTGTATTTATCTATATGAAAATGATTTAGAGTTCCCTTTAATTGATAAGAACTTTATCTGCGATGTCTTTAAAGTTATTACAAAAAGAAAAGATAATAGAGGTGCAACACCTGAAAAAGATTATAGCGATTTGTTAAAGAACCTTTATAAGTTTTATAATGAACACTACATAACTACCATTTATGATAATGAAATAATATATTATGATAAATTAAGTTATATATTAGCATACGAAGCAATTGATATTGAGAAAAATATAAATAATAACATACAAGAGCATTTTATTACACATCTTAATCAATTCGTTAATCATTCCTTTAATTTACAAGAGCAAAAAGATGAGATTAAAAAGATAAAAGATAAGGAAGTAAGAAAAGAAAGGTATAAATCATTAACTAATGAATTCAAAA